TACGCACACAATGAAGGTGGGAAGGGGGGTAAAAGTCTACGAGAGGCTAAGGGAACTACGCATGGATTCATGTTTGTTTGCATTTACAGGTTTTGGAATTTGAAAAAAGGGTAAATTATGGGAAAAAGAGGGCCAGCACCGCAACCGGTAGCAGTTTTAAAGGCAAAAGGTACAATAAACGTTACCAGAGCAAATGACCAAATAGCTGATGCAAATGAGTTAGATTGGATTTACAATGAAATTCCAACACCACCGGATGATTTGACAGAAAAGGCCAAAAACATCTGGAATCAGCAATTATTGCAATCAATGAAGATTTACGGCTACATTTCATTTATAGACTTATCAATGTTTAAGGAATACTGCTATGTTTACGGCGAAATGGAATATTTGAAAGAACATACCAAAGGCAGAACATACACTGATGACAAAGGAACCATTCGATTAGATCCGTTATACATGGAGTTGAACAAACTGCGCAAGGATTTCATTAGACTTTCGCAAGAGTTTGGTTTTAGTCCAAGCGCGCGCACACGGATAACTTTACAAAATAAACCAGACGAAAACACAGACCAATATTCAGATGGCATATAATTATGGCTTATAAAACAGACTTTTCAAAAATAGACTTAGATAAGTATTACTTTGATGACAAAACCGCCAACACAGTGGTCAAGTACATTGAAGAAAACGTTAAGCACGTAAAAGGGGATTTGGCCGGTAAACCTTTTATTTTGGAAGAGTGGCAAAAGAACGACATTATAAGACCTTTGTTTGGATGGAAACACATTGACACTGGATTGCGTAAATACACCAGTGCTTACATAGAAATTCCAAAGAAAAGTGGCAAATCGTTTCTTGCTGCATCAGTTGCGTGTATTTTTATTGACATTGAACGCGAAGGTGGTTCGGAAATTGTTGGTGTTGCATGGGGCCGCAAACAAGCAGGTTTAGTATTTGAAGCAACAAAGCAAGTAATTCAAAAAAGTCCAAGATTAAAATCAAAGTGCAACATCTATCGTAATTCAATCACGGCACCGGATCACATTGGCGGTTTGAAAACTTACCAGATATTAAGCAAGGAAGCGGGGGGCGAGGATGGAATTAATCCACAATTGGCAATTATTGATGAGTTGCACGTACACAAGAACAATGAGGTGCTTGAAATGGTTGAAAAATCACAAGGTGCAAGAAAACAACCTTTATCGTTCATAATTACAACGGCCGGTTCTGATTTGTACGGCATAGGGTACCAAAGGCATGAAAACGCCATAAATGTGGCAAAAGGTGTGACAACTGATGAAAGTCAGCTTGTTTGCGTGTATGGGGCCGATTATGAAGACAATCCATTTAAGGAAGAAACATGGATAAAAGCAAATCCAAATTATAACATATCAATCGGGAAACGTGCTTATGAAAAGGAAGCGGCCAAAGCTATGGTGAGCGCATCAAGCCTTAATTCATTTAAAAGATACTATCTAAATATTTGGACACAATCAAAAGATGGGTGGATAAATGATGAAATATGGAATGCAAGCCAGTGGGAAATGGATGAAAGTATTTTAAAAGATTACCCATGTTATGGTGGCCTTGACCTTTCTTCGCGTTCAGACATCACGGCTTTTAGTTTGGTGTGGCAAATAGAAGATAAATACTATTCAAAGAACTGGTTTTGGTTGCCAGAAGACAAAGGAACACAATCAGCAGACACAAACAACATCCAGTACCGTGAATGGGTCAGAGATGGCCATATTGAAGAAACAAATGGAAATGTTGTAGATTATGACTTTATTATTTACAAATTGGGTGAATTGAACAAAATGTATCAAATTAAGTCCATTGCATACGATAATTGGAACAGTCACCACATTGCACCGCGCTTAATGGATGAGGGCCTTGATTTGATTGAATTTAGACAAGGATTCAAAAGCATGAATGCACCCACTAAAGAAATGCAGGCATCAATTGAAAGTAGAAAGTTTAATCATTTTGGGAATCCAGTGTTGAGATGGATGGCAGGCAATGCAAGTGTCAAAAGTGATCCAGCAGGAAACATAAAACTTGAAAAGGATTTTAAAGCACCAAGCAAAAAAATAGATGGATTAATTTCAAACGTCATGGCTTATGGCTTATGGTTGGACAATCCAGAAGACACAAATAGTTATTTAGAACAAGGAAATTTATACATAATATGATACTTACAGAACCAGTTTACAATGTGTTAAATCACAAAAAGAATTTTGATTTCATTTTTTTACAAATGTTAAAAAACAACAATCAAGAAGATGCCTATGATGCTGCACTTGATTTAGTGCGAGAGTATGCACCTAATTTTAAACATTACAAAGACTTTGATTCATATCGGGTCATTTTGGCAAATAGTCAAGATCGTGGGCCGGTGTTAAGTAATTACAAACCAAATCTTGACATTCCAATGGATGTAATTGATGCTATTTGCAAGGGAATAGATGAACTATTTCATAAACACCTTAAAAGGGTAAAAGTTCGCAAAATGGCATACGATGCATGTGTGAAAGAAATCAACATCTACTTTCCGCACTACAAGCCACACAAAAACTATCAAAGCTACAAGGCAAGCGAAAGCATTCGGCACAAAAACAAATCTATTGAAAAGAAAAAACGTGTTGTTAAAAAAACAAAATGAACAAAGAAATAGCAAAAGAATTAGATGCAGAATGTAAAAGTGTTGCACAAAGATTTTCAAGGCCAGATCGTGAAGGTAATTTTAACAAGGAAACTTTTGAAGTAGATGAAATAATTTCAATGTCAGACCACACCGCAACTGTTGTTTTTAAAAAATCAAGTGGAAAATTAGCAGCAGCGTTTTTTTATTATATTGCAAGGGGATATTCCAAAGGTTGGAAGTATTTTTTCCCAACTGATTCGCACATTAATGGTCTTGCATCATTTCATTATTTCAAACTTGAAGTTGAGCGTAAAAACTATGATAAAAACTTTTAGTTAAATAAATTACAATTATTACAAATAAAATTAAAAGATTTTTGCAAGGATGAATTTTTTAGGTTTCGAGTTAAAACGGATCAATCCAGTTCTTTCAGAAAAGAAAGGTTTCTTGAATGCCAATTTTGGTGGAATGGTTGGCCGCACACCGGTAAACGAAAAAAGCGTATTTGGTCTTTCAGCATATTGGGCAGGCGTTCGAAGAATATCGGAATCAGTTGCAATGTTGCCAGTTGATGTGTTTAAAAAGGTCAATGGTAAACGTACAATGACAGACCATCCGGTTGAATACCTACTTAATGCAGAATCTAATTATCAAACGTGTGCATTTGATTTCACACAAATCTTAATTACATCAGCCATAAATCACGGCAATGGTTTAGCAATTATAGAGCGTGATAGATTTGGAACACCAACCGGACTTGTTAACGTGTCACGCGAAATATGTGAACCGTTGAAATATGACGATGAGTTATACTGGAAAGTTGAAATAAAAGAAGCGGCAAACAAAAAAGAAAGTTTGCTTGTAAAAGATAGGGACATAATTAATCTTCGAGGTTTTGGATCGGATCCCGTAATCGGTTTAAGCGCAATTCAAGCACACAAGCAGAATTTAGGGCTTTCGATAGCTGCACAAGATTATGGGGCCGATTTTTATAATCGCGGAACGAGGATTGACGGCTTTATAAGCTATTCCGGAGTATTAAAGCCAGAAACCAAAGACGCAATAAGTCAGCAATGGTCAAATAACTATGGCGCAAACGGATCACGTGGCACTGCCATTTTGGATGCAGGCACTCAATACCATCGTTTAGGCTTACCACCACAAGACGCGCAATTTATAGAAACACGTAAATTCCAAAAAAATGAAATAGCAACAATTCTTGGAATACCATCACACATGATCAATGAAATGGATGGTGCAACCTTTTCAAATATTGAACATCAATCAATTGAATTTGTAACTTATGGAATTGGTTCATGGATTGAAAAGATAGAGCAAGAGTATAGAAGAAAATTATTAAAAGAAAGCGAGAAAAGAAACCATTATTTCAAACATAATGTTGATCGTTTACTTAGAACAGACGTAAAAACCAAAGGTGAGTATTATAGACTAATGACTGACATCGGGGCTTACACAATTAATGACGTTCTTGAATTGGAAGATAGAAATTCAGTACCAAACGGTGATGAACGATACGTTCAAATCAACAGAATACCAATTGAACAAATGGCCGAATATTATAAAAAAGACATACCAAAATAATGAATAAAATAGAAAGAATTGCAGAGGTTCGCGGTGTTAATGCCGAAAATAGAACTGCACAATTTGTTATAAGTACCGAATCAATTGACAGACACGGCACCGTGTTTAAATTGGCAGGTTGGGATTTAGAAAACTACAATCGTAATCCAATAGTTGCTTATAATCACGTTACAAGTGATTCAAATCCAGACACAATAATTGGCACATCCAGAGTGTACATTGAAGATGATTCTTTGATTGGCGAGGTTACATTTGAGCGTGAAGGAAACAATCCACTTGCAGACAAAGTATTTAATAAAATGCAAGATGGTATATTGAAAATGGCATCAGTTGGTGCAATTCCACACGAATACAGATATGGCAATGTTGACAATGGTGAAGATAGTGGAACAATATATTTCACACGTCAAGAACTTATAGAATGGTCAATAGTTAGTGCGGGATCTAACAAGGATGCATTCAAAAGAAGTGCAGACCAAATTGAAGAAATAAAAAAGACTTTGGAAATAGTTGAAGAGGTAATTGATGCACCGGTTGAAATGGGACTTAATACTAAAGCAGATTTAAGAAATTACAATAAGGTTAAAATTGTTACAAAATACCTATAATTAAAAGTAGAATTTTTGTAAGGTAATTAAAAAATACAATAAAATGAAAAACAGTTTAGAAATACGTGAGGAAATCGGAAGCGTAAAAAATATTCTTGATTCATTGGAAACTTTGGTTTCTTCTGAAAATAGAGATTTTAGCGAAGATGAAAAAGTGTCTTTTGACACAAACATGGAAAGACTTACAACTTTAGTTGAAGAGTTGCCAAAAACAGAAAAATTAGAAGAAATTAGATTGAAAGCAGCAAATTTAGGCGGTTCACCAGTTGCAACCGTAAGTAAAGAAGAAAAAGAAATAGTTAGAGACTTTTCTTTTGGTAAAGCAGTACGTGCCGCATTTGGTGGTAAATTAGAAGGTGTTGAAGCTGAGATGGCTCAAGAGGGGGAAAAAGAAATGCACGCTATCGGAAGAAGTTCCAATGGTATTGTTATCCCTTCAATGATCTTGAACAGAGCAGTAATAACTGAAAACGGAACAAGCGGTGTTGAACAACAGTCTTTTGTAGATGCAGTTTATGCGAACACAATTTTAGGTGACTTAGGTGTTACAAGAATAGCAACATCAACAGACCAACGTATTCCAATTCTTGGAGCAGTATCTACTCAGTGGGAAACAGAAGTTTCTGATGCAATCGATGGAGGTTCAGCAATGAGCAAAAAAGACCTTGCACCACGTAGACTTGCAGCTTATGTTGATTATTCAAAACAAGCAGCAATGCAGGCAAACAGTTCTTTGGAAACTGCACTTAGAAATTCAATCGCACAAGCGGTTGCAGCTAAAGTTGAATATGCAGCATTCACAGACGATTCTGCAAATGGTGCTTATGCTTACTTAGGTTCTGGAAAAACTCCAGTTACTAACGCATCTATTAGCGCACTTGTTCTTGCTTTGATTGAAGAAGTACAAGGAAACAACCACAACAGAGGTAACTTAGGTTTTGCATTATCAAACGATGTGTTTAGTGATGTATATGCAGCAGCGCAAGTTTCTGGTGTTAGTCCATTAATCGTTAATGAAATGATAATGGGAATGATGGCGAAATTTAGCAATCAAATTGCTGACATTACAAACCCTGCGGTTTATTACGGAGATTGGTCAAAAGTTCAAGTTGCACAATTTGGTGGTGTTGAAATCCTTATGGATCCTTACACACAAGCTATCAAAGGAACCAACAGATTAATCCTTAACTCTTATTGGGACATGGCTCTTGTTCAAGATGCTGCAATCTCAGTTGGAACATTCGGTTAGTCTTAACTAATAACTAAAATAAAAGGGGTGGGTGTTGTGCCTATCCCTTTTTTTATACTATAAAAATGATAAGAAATAAAAAAATAACCAGCTACACACCGGTTGAAAATTGGGCATTGACTTTGGTTGAAGCAAAAAGACATTTGAACATCCTTGATGATTCATTTGATGACCTTATAAACGATTATTTGGCAAGTGCGCACGTTTGGCTATACAATGAGACTGCCATCTTTGTAAAGGGGTCTATATTGGGGTATATGCAGGAATGGGATGATTTCCGTGTGGATGTTGCTGAGGTTGATACAATAGCAATTTACTATTATGATTTAGATAATACACGTACGCTTTTAAGTACTGAAAATTATCACTGGAATCAAGGTTTGTATTCTTACATTGAATTAAAAGGTAATTTACCATCACTTTATGTGAAGGACTTTGCAATTGAAATTGAAATTACAACAGTGGCAAACACGGATCCAATGGTGAAACAAGCACTTAGGATGTTAGTTGCTGATATGTTTGAAAACAGACAAAATGAAATACTTGGTTCCACCGGTAGAATTATATCACGCGGCACCATGTACCAATTATCTTTAATTAGTCAAAGAACAGAAATATAATGAATATAGGCAGATTAGACAGAAAAATAACTATACAAGTACAAAACTTTGCCACAAATGCAATAGGTGAGTACACGACAACATGGGACACGTTTCACACTGCATTTGCCAATGTTCAAAAGGTAAGCGGTACTGAGGCAATCAATGCAGACCAAGTAACGGCAACCAATAAGGTAAAGTTTAAAATTAGATACTTTGCAGGAATAAACGAAAGCATGCGCGTTGTTTACAATGCTACAAATTACGACATAATCGAGATTCAAGAACTGGATCGTGAAGGTTTGTTTTTAACCGCAACCAGAACGCTATGAGTCAAATTACAATTGATGGGATTGAAGGTGTTGTTGGGGAAATAAAAAAGCTAACTAATGACAGAATGAAACGATTAGAAATAATCAAGATACTAAGACAACAAGTAAAGCCAATTTTAGCAGCAGTAAAAGCAAACACACCAGTTGCCGATGAAGATATTAAATTTAGAAAAAGAATATATCAACCGGGCAATTTAAAGAAATCAATGGCCATCAAAACAAGTCCAATGAAAAATTATCCAAATGTTTTAATTGGGCCAAGAAAAGGAAGTGATAAAGTAAACGATGGTTTCTATGCTTTCTTCATTCAGTATGGATATTTGTGGAATTATGATATTCCTGCAAATGATTTTATTGGTGATGCAGCAGGCCCATTACTTGGCTCAGTAAGCACAACAATGAGCGTACAATTAGAAAAGTATATTTATAAAAAAGCAGAAAGTTTAAATTTATGAGGATTATATTAATAAAAGATCATGCGGTTGCACTTAGAGTGTTACCGGAAGGCACAGAATTACGCGTTAGTAATAAGTTAGGCGCGGAATTAATTGCATTAGAAGTTGCAAAGGAATTTGGTGACTATACAAAAGAAGAAAAGGTTGAACACATTCTTGAAGTAGCGTTTGACAATGAAGAGAAACCCAAAGTTAAAAAAATTACTAAAACAAAGAAGTAAAGGAAATTAAATTTGTTTAAAATATAAGAAAATGGCAAGTACTGGAATATTAAACGGAACAATAGCAAAAATACAAGTAGCAGGTGTAACAGTTGCGCACCTAACATCTAACTCTTTAACTTTCGACATGGCAACCCGTGACGCAAGCACAAAGGATTCAGCAGGATGGAAAGAAAGTTTAGAAGGACAAAGATCTTTCTCTGGAAGCGGTGAGGGATTCTTCGCAGAAGATGCAACCTATGGTTTTACAGACCTTTATGATGCTTATGTGACACGTGCAGCAGTTGTTGTAACATGGACAACAGACGTAACTGGTGACGTTGAATATAGCGGATCTTGTCACATTACATCATTAGGAAGAACTGATGGACTTGAAGAATCAAGTACCTTTTCAGTATCTTTTGAAGGAACTGGTGCAGTGACAAAAGCAACAGTTTAGTTTTTATCTTGTTAATGTGTGATTTAAGGGGTGGGTATTTTGCCCACCTTTTTTTTTACATATTAACTTACAACCACACAACAAATTAAAATTAAATACACAAAAATGATTAAAATTAAAAACAAAGAGTACAAGTTCAAGTTCGGATTTAAAGCATTATTAATGTACGAAAAAGAAACCGGATCAAGCGTATCAGCAATTGGTGACAACATCAATATGAGTACTTTGGTAGACATTGCATATTGCGGTTTAAAGGCAGCAGGCGAAAATGTTACAAGGGACTTTGTAATTGATGCAATTGATGAAGATTTTGCACTTATTAACGTATTTACACAAGCAATGCAGGAAGATATGGCAGCGCTTAATAATATGGGTAAGGAAGCAAAAAAGTAAAATTGCCATTGGTTAATTGGATAAGGGGGTTTGTTTTAGGCGTTCTAAAGCAATCCCCACTATCACTTGACGAATATACAATGGCGGCCATATTTGATGCCTACATAGGGCATACAATAGGCGAAAACATAAAGGCACGGACTCAATGGGAAACTGCAAGATTTGTTTCTTTTGTTACATTGAAAAGCGCAGGGAATAAAAGAATGCACAAGCCACAAGACTTAATAAAGTTTGACTGGGAACAACAAGATGATAAAAAAGGCACTGGCAACAATGCATGGACTAAAGAAGAAATAGAACAACTGAAGAAACAAAAACCGAATTGGTTCAAATAAAATGGCAAGAAAGCAAATAAATATACGTGCAGGATTTGATTTAGGATTTTTTTCAACATCAAGTCAAAATTTACAAAGGGAACTTACTAAGGTAGGCAAGCAAATGAAAAGCGTGGGCAAAGACATGTCCACATACATCACTGCGCCATTGGCCATAATGGGAGGTTTAGCCGTTAAAACATTTGCAGACTTTGAACAATCAATGGCAAAGGTTAAAGCAATAAGTGGTGCAACCGGTGCAGAGTTTCAAAACCTTAATAAACTGGCAAAAGATCTTGGAATAAGTACAAGATTTTCGGCATCTGAAGTTTCTGACTTGATGCTTAATTACTCAAAGTTGGGTTTTTCTTCAAGTGAAATTGAGAAAATAACCGGTGCCACATTAAATTTAGCACTTGCAACCGGTGAAGATTTGGCAAAAAGTGCTGAAGTTGCTGGGGGTGCATTGCGTGGGTTTGGATTAGATGCAAGCGAAATGGATCGTGTTGTTAATACAATGGCGGCAGGGTTTTCAATGTCTGGTCTTGATCTTGATAAATTTCAGCTTGGAATGGGTAAGGTTTCAGCAGTTGCAAAAAATGCTGGTCAAAGTATAGAATCAACAACCGCAATGCTTGGTATTTTAGCCAACAATAATATTGAAGCATCAACGGCAGGAACCGGATTGAAAAACATCTTATTGACTCTTTCAAAAACTGGGATGACTTATGATGAAGCAATGAATAAAATTGTAACATCAACCGATAAGAATAAAACCGCAATGGATTTATTTGGCCGAGAAAATGCGGCCGTTGCAATTACACTTGCCACAAGTAAAGATGCAGTAAATGAATTAACTGATTCTATATTAAACGCAAAAGATCCAGCAGCTACAATGGCGGCAATAATGGATAATACCCTGCAAGGGTCAATGTTTAAATTGAAATCAGCAACAGAGGGTTTAGCCATTTCTTTTGGTGAAGTTATGGCACCAGCAATTGCATTTTTAGCAGATCTTTTAGCAGGCATTGCAATGTGGTTTTCTGAATTAAGTCCATCTATGAAAACTGCAATTACTGTTGTTGCAGGTTTAGCGGCTGCAATTGGGCCTTTAGTTTTTATTATTGGATCATTAACGGTTGCATTCGCTGCACTATCGGCCGCACAAATACAAACCACATTAATAATTGCAGGCGTTATTCTTGCAATTGGGGCAATTGTTGCTGCATTTTTATACGTTAAAAACAATTTACAAGCGTTTAAAGATTTCTTTTACAATGCGTGGGTTGGAATTGCAAACGGATTCATTGACATATTGAAATCAATGGTTAAGCCATTTTTGAAATTTGCCAATATTTTAGGCTTAGACATTGGAACTGGTATAAGTGCTTTCTTAGATTCTTTCAAAATGAAATCGAGGGAATCAACTAAGGAATTTGGATCGTTCAAAGAGATGTTGCAAAATGTTAAAAAGGATTTAACTGAAACAACAACGGAAATTGATAAAACCACAGAATCAGTAAAAGATTTAGGCAAAGAAGCAGCAAAGCCAATTAAACTTGGAATTGATTTTACAAAAGGAATTGAAGCGGCAAATTTACAAAAACCTGCAATTGAATCAATCACTAAAGGACTGAAATCAAAAGGTCTTAAATTTGATGAACCAATAAAAGCACCAGTTCAAATAGACATTAAGCCTATCGAATTACCACAAGAACTTTTTGATCAACAAGCAGCGGCAGCAGCAAGAAGGCAAGCGGCTGACTTAGGCGAAGAAATGGGGGATGCATTAAGTTCTGGATTAAAGTCATTAGCAACTGAAGGTTTGACGCAATTTGGTGAGTTCTTAGGCACTGTAATAAGTGGAGGGGACATGACTGTGAAAGACTTTGGGAAAGGCTTACTTGATTCATTAGGTAAGTTCATGGGGCAATTTGGTGAAGCTATGATAGCAATGGGTATAGCACAAGTTATGTTGGATGTAGCAATTAAAAGTTTTAACCCTGCACTTGCAATTATTGGCGGTGTTGCATTAGTTGCAGCAGGGGCGGCAATATCAAATCTCAGTCAAAAAGGAATGGATACCAGTGGCGGTTCTGGAGGGTTTTCTCCTTCCGGTGGCGGTGGTTTTTCATCAATGAGTGGAATAGGTGCAAACATGCAACCAATAGTTTTAGATACCAGAATAAGCGGCCGCGACATGATAATTACACAAGGAAGAGAATCACAATTTAAAAGATAAATGTTACTATTTACAAGCGAGTTAAAAAGTCTAAATGGCAAGAATTACAGAGTTGATTTTCATTCAAACACATACATTGGAATTGATACGCCAATAATAGGCGGTTCCGGTTCTGTTGTTTATGTTTTAAATGATTGGACTGATTACTTAGAAATTGGTCAAGACTTATACCTTTACACTGGAGAAAAAGAAAATGCAACCATTTTATTCAATGCTTACAAAGCAAGAGTTGAAGCGGATGGCGGTGTTGTTGAAAATGACGTTTGTACAATAGCATTTTTGGCTGAAAGTTCTGAAGGTTCGGTTGTTTCGTTTACTTATAATTTAGCTTTAAATAGAACAGAAATCACACTTGCAGGTTTCATTTACACGAATCAAACACGTGTTACAAACAACACGGATTCGGTTAATAGTTTTATTCCTACATTTAGTCC